AAACCCTAAACCAAAAGCATTAAAAGAAGATAAATAAATGGTAATATCTAAAAAAGATTTTCTATCTTTGCTAAAAGAAAATTTAGAAGAGATGGCAATGGATTTTGATACCGAAGATAGACCTGATCAAGGATTACAGGATAAACTAAAACAGGGGGAGACTCCTTTTAAGAAAGTTCCACTTCCTAAGACAGGTGACGAACCAAACAAGAATTTCCAAGAAGTATTAGCTTCTGAGAGATACAAACAATTAATGACCACACTTAGAAGATACGTGGGGGACGCTCCAACTGTTAAAGGACAGGACCGTAACCTAATGAGTCTACAGGTAACATTAATGGATGCTCATAACACAATTGTTCAAGTTGAATCTAACCACAGAGAGGAATTAGAAAGACTTGCCGTAGAGGTTGTTATGAAAGAAATGGGTATTCCTGAGGGTTCAATAGAATTTGATGCTAAAATTATTGGGATGGGTGAAGTAACCACTGACGATTTTAACAGAGATGGTGACGACGAAGAAAACCCTGAAGAGGTTGACGTAGATAATGATATTGATTTGGGCGTTGAAGTTGAACTTTTTAATGAACTTCAAAATTTAGACGTTGAGAAGGCGAAAAGACGTTTAATTAATGGTATTATCCAAGGTGCAGCAAATAAAGGACATTTCATGTACCATTTAGTTCCTGAAAAAATAGGGCGTATTACTGGTAATCCTAACTTAATTGAATTGTACGGTATTATGATGTCAATTAACGATTTAAGTTATTGGCAATTAAGTGACGAGACCATAAAAGGTATGGGTTCATCGGGAGCGGGTAAAGAACAAGTTGAGAGACCTGAAGATGAAGATGGTGTAGCTAAAGTAATTGCGAGAGGTATTAACTTCCCTGTGTTGGTTCACGAACTTATAAAAGGAGTGTTAGAATTATTCGCGATTCAAGGTAGACCTGAAGATGAAGACGCTTATGATGAGGTGGAAGCTTCTGAAGACACGTTAGAAAAAGAAATGTGGGATTTAAGATTAGGACCAGCAATATGGGACAGACTTAGAACACAATTCCCTGAGGATATTGTAATTGATGAGAATAAAAGAGAATTACAAAATTATTTATTAGTTGGAATATTCAAATTACCAGCTAAAAAATTCTTAGTCTTTATGAGGGAAGTTCTACAAGGAACGGAAAATGGTAAAAGATTAATGAACGAATTAATGGATGGAATTAATAAAATGTTTAATGACCAAGAATATGAAGACGCGGTTTCCGTATTTAGATCTGACTTGGAAGATGTAACAGACGAAAGTGAATCGGATGATATAAATGACTTCCTTAGTTCATTAGGAATTAGAGGAAATATTGATTTCGACGATGAGGATGATGAGGACGATGAAAGTCCTTTTCAAACAAGATAATACAAAGGTGGTAAGTTTTACCACCTTTTTTTGTATTTATCTAATATGAATAGTAGAGCAGAACAATTAATTGAATACGCAAAAATTATCAAAGACGCCCCTTATGCGTTAAGGACGTATCTTACCACATACGATAATACACAAAAGAAATACGTTCCATTAGAATTATTTCCTGATCAAGTACAACTTGTAAAAGATTATGAAATATACAATGAGAACATCACTAGAAAGTATAGACAGGCTGGGGTAACAACTGTAACTGCAGCTTGGATTTCTAAAAAATTACAAACAGCCAAACCCGATGAACCCGAAAGAGTACTTCTTATTGCAAATAAGAAAGATACTGCAGTTGAGATGGCAAATAAGGTTCGACATTTCTTGGAACAATGGCCTGAATGGTTGAACGTTGGTTTTTCACCTGATAAAAACTCTGAAAGTAGATTTAGATTAAATAATGGGTGTGAAGTAAAAGCAGTTGCAACATCCGCGGATGCGTTACGTGGTTATACACCAACAATACTTGTATTTGATGAGGCTGCATATATCGAGGCTGGTGAAGATTTTTGGGCAGCATCTATGGCATCACTTTCTACGGGAGGTAAAATTATATTAGTATCCACACCAAATGGATATGACCCAATATACTATGGTGTATATGACCAAGCTCTACGTGGTATTAACGATTTCCATATTACCGATTTAAGATGGTTTAAAGACCCTAGATACACTAAAGATTTACGTTGGGTTAAATGTAACGATATATGTCATTACATGTTGAATAGAGAACAATATAATGATGATGAAATTGTTATATATGATTTTGATATTGAAAAATACCAAGAATTGGAAGAACAAGGTTACAAACCATTTTCTTCTTGGTTCGAGTCAATGTCTAAAAAATTCAAATACGATAGACGTAAAATAGCTCAGGAGTTAGAGTGTGACTTTTTAGGTTCTGGAGACGGGGTTATTCCTGGTGAAGTTCAAGAGAACATAGCTAAAAATATGATTAGAGTACCAAAAGAAAAATATATGCAAGGTACTTTTTGGCAATGGAAAGAACCTGTTAATGAACATCGTTACATAATGGGTGTCGATGTCAGTCGTGGGGATAGTGAGGATTTCTCATCTATTAATATTATTGATTTTGATGAGAGAGAACAAGTTGCGGAATACATTGGGAAAATACCTCCTGACGATTTGGCGGCAATTGCTTATAAGTGGGGAATTCTATATGGTAATGCATTTATCGTTATCGATATCACTGGAGGTATGGGAGTTGCCACTTCAAGAAAATTACAAGAATTAAATTATAAAAACCTATATGTTGATGGTATTAACACTCAGAATATATGGGAATATAATAAAAAGGCTTTAGATAAAATACCAGGTTTAAACTTTAATAACAAACGAACTCAAATTGTGGCTGCGTTTGAGGAATCGCTTAGAAAAGGATTTCAGGTGAGGTCGAATAGATTACTGAATGAACTTAATACGTTTGTTTATATGAACGGTAGACCTGACCACATGAAAGGAGCTCATGATGACGCTATTATGAGTATGTCCATGGCTCTTTATGCTGGTGATATTTGTTTCTCACAACTTCAAAAAACTGAGAATGCAAATAAGGCTATGTTAGAGTCTTGGACGATGTCAGAAAGAACGTATGAGGTTAATAAATCACATTATTCATATGGAACATCTTTAGACCCTATCGGAGCAATGGCTACCGATCCATCCTTCTTCCATCAAGGTAACCCACATAATGTACCAAAAGACAATTATTCGGAATTTTCTTGGTTGTTTGGTAAATCTAAATAACATTCCCTAATCAAATAAAAAAGTTTATATTCCTAAAGAAAACTATTTATATACAATGGCAGAAGATAACAACACAGTTTTTCAGAAATTAACAAGGATGTTTGGTTACCCTGGACAGGTAAAGAAAGAACAGAATCCATCATTTAATTTCTCTAAAGATGAAATACTAAAGACGGATAGTCGAGAAGAGTATGAAAGGGCAATGTTACAGGCTCAACAGAGTCAGTATATTGCTGATAAATGGACAAAATTAGACCAATCATTATATAACCAATCGGTTTATTACGAACCAAATAGAATGGCGGCATATTATGATTACGAATCAATGGAATTTACTCCAGAGATATCTGCAGCTCTTGATATATATGCTGAAGAATCAACTACATTATCGGAAAAAGGTGAATTATTAACAATTTATTCAGAATCGGATAGGGTTAAGAAAATTCTTGAGGACTTATTCATCGACAAGTTAGATATCAATACTAATTTACAGATGTGGGCAAGAGGATTATGTAAATACGGAGACGATTTTGTTTACTTAAAAATTGACCCTGAAAATGGAATTATTGGTGTACAGCAATTACCTAACATTGAAATTGAGAGAATCGAGGGCGCATCGACAAAAAATCCAGGACAACAAAGAGACATAAAAACCCCATCTAGAGAATTAAGATTCCAATGGAAAAATAAAGACCTAGAATTCCAAGCGTGGGAAGTGGCTCACTTTAGGTTATTGGGTGATGATAGGAAATTACCATATGGTACATCAATGTTAGATAAAATAAGACGTATTTGGAAACAATTATTACTCGCCGAAGATGCTATGTTAATCTATAGAACTTCTAGAGCACCTGAAAGACGTGTATTCAAAGTCTTCGTAGGTAACATGGACGACAAAGACATTGAACCTTATGTACAACGTGTGGCAAATAAGTTTAAGAGAGACCCCGTTTCCGACCCTCGTAATGGTAATGTTGATATGAGATATAACCAAATGGCGGTAGATCAGGATTACTTTATTCCCGTACGTGACCCATCTCAGACAAATCCAATTGAAACATTACCAGGAGCACAAAACTTAGGTGAGATTGCCGATATTGAGTATATCCAAAAGAAATTATTAGCCGCACTCCGTATTCCAAAAGCATTTTTAGGATTTGAAGAGGTTGTTGGTGAGGGTAAAACTTTAGCTTTAATGGATATTCGTTTTGCGAGAACTATTAATAGAATACAGAAATCATTAATTCAAGAACTTAATAAGATTGCATTAGTTCATTTGTATTTGTTAGGTTTAGAGGATGATTTAAATAATTTCCAATTATCGTTAACTAATCCATCTGCTCAGTCTGACTTATTACGTATTGAACAATGGAAAGAAAAAATCACATTATATAAAGATGCGACATCTGACCAATCACAGGTTGGTATATTACCGGTATCACATACTTGGGCTAAGAAGAATATTTTAGGTTTAAGTGATTCTGAAGTTATTTTAGATTTACAACAACAGCGTTTGGAAAGAGCGATGGGGTTTGAATTAACCAACACTCAGAACATTATTAAACGTTCGGGTATATTTGATGAGGTAGATGCAAAATATGGTATTTCTGAAGATGAGAGAAAGGCGGTAGAAGCTGCAGGTGGTGGTGAATCACCTTCAGATGGTGGTATGGACATGGGTGGATCCGCGCCTCCAGTTGCCGACGCAGGGGGAAGTGAACCACTTAGTGAATCTAAAAAATCTAAAATATTAGGAATGTTAGGTGAAGAAAAAACCAACTTTAGTGATTTATTTGATATGGATAAAGCACAACAGAATATTTATGAGATAGAGAACAAAATAAAAGATATATTAAACGATTAAAAATGAACAATTTCGGAAAAATAAAAACAAAAATACTAAAGAAGTTAACGGAGTCATATTCATCTCAGAATAAGTCGGAAATGAAATCGATTTTAAAAACGATAAAGGAGAACAAAGATTTTACTGAAATGTATC